TGAAGGGGTTTTCACTAGCATCACCCAGACAAGTGCCGGATCAATTCTTGCTTATTACATGTAATGCCAGTTAAACCAAAGGGTTTCAGAAAGGCAGCTAAAAAAGTATTAAAGGCTGTCGGTGGCGATGTAACAATTCGTAAAATAACGGCTGGTGCTTATAACACAGCAACAGGAGCCGTTGGCGAATCTGCTTCTGACACAGTCGTAAAAGGCTTTGTAGAAGGTGTTACTAGCAGAGAAGTAGGCGAATTAATAAAAGCAGATGACAAGCGTTTAACTATTGCTGCCTCCGATTTAACTTATACGCCAACTGTTGCAGATAAGGTTGTTATTAGTTCTGTCGTTCATCAAATTATTAGGGTTGAGACAACAGAACAAGCTAATACTGCTATTAGCTATGAATTAATTCTGAGGTCCTAATGGCAAATGTAAAAATAGATATCGGAGATATTGCCGATCATTTTGAGGAGAAATTCAATAAATTATTACAAGTTTCTGTTCTTAAAGCAGACATATTAGTAAAGAAAGGAACGCCTGTTGATTCTGGAAGGCTGAGATTCAATTGGCAAGTGGCAGAAAACACAAGAAGCGGAACGAAATCTTTATTGCCTGGAAAATATGGAGATGTTATTCCGCCTATAGACAAAGTAAATTATTCAACAGAAAAGATAGGAAATGATTATGCAATTATTAATAATCTTCCTTACGCCGAACCTGTTGTTTTAGGCACTAACTTGCCCCCATCTTGGGGAGGACAATATAGGACAAGACAAAATGTTCCTAAAGGTTGGTTTAATTCATTAGCAAAAGAAATCAAGAAAGAGATCGAACATAATGCTAATAAAATCAGGACAAGCTCATGAGCAGCACTTACAACGACGTTAGAGCAGCTATAGAAGGCCGGATAGCGACGGAAATGGCCTTAAGTCCTGCATACCCAGTCTCTTATCAAAACGCCCCTTTTACTCCCCCAAACAATACGCCTTGGATTGCTGTCTATCTTTTATTTGGAAATAATAATTACGCAACTCTTCAGGCTCCGGCAACAGGAGAATCTTTTAATCTTCAAATGGGAACCTTAACAATTGATGTTTTTACGCCTATAGGAGTAGGAGCAGGAGCCAACTTTACAATTGCGGAAAGGATTAAAGATAAGTTTGACAGAGCTAAATTTAGTAGTATTATCTTTGACCCATCCCAAGGTCCAGCTACAATAAGACCAGCCGAGCAAGAATCGTTTTTCCAAACGCAATTATCGGCTACATTTGAAGCATACTTAGATTAAATCCAATGGCTGTTACTGTTTTATCAGGTACGTCTGGAGCCTTGTACTACAAACCTGCTGGTACTACAGGAACCTTCAGCCCATCTGATGTCACCATAGGCACTGAAACTATGGTTGTTCAAGCTTACTTAAATTTAAAAGTAGGCGATCCCGTTAAATTTAAAGTTGTTGATTCTTCTTCTGGAGGAGCAGGGACAGGGACTTTACCTGCTGGCTTAACTGCTGGAACGACTTATTACGTTAGTGCTTACACAGCAAGTACTGGAGCTTTAAAAGTTTCAGCTTCTAATGGTGGATCTGATGTAAACCTAACTGATGTAGGAACAGCAGCCGCCCCTAACGAGTTTGAAGTTTATTACAACGATTACGCTGCCATTGGACAAGTTCAATCTTGGTCTTTTGAGGTAACAAGAGCAGAAATTGACGTAACTACTATTGGTCAAACAGTAGGGCAAACAGCACCATTTAAGGCTTACATTCCTGGCTTTGCTGATGGTTCTGGTAATGCAAGTGTTTATGTTACAGATGAAGATGCTGCTTTATCTAACAGATTGGTAGAAGACGTTCTTCAGCGTCAGCAAGTAGGAGCTGCATTTAAGCTTTATACAGACAAGCAAGGAACAGAAGCATTAAGTCGCAGTATTGCGATGGATGCGGCTTTACTTTCTGCAAGCTGGAACATCAACCCAGATGATGCACAGATGGTTGAAATAGCATTTAGGCCAACAGGCGTCCCAACATTCGACTTAAGTGCATCTTCATAGTCGGTTTACACCCCTTTGCTTAGTTGCTTAGGGGTTTTTTTATGCGTACAGTTATAAAACAAACAGAATTACCATTTATGGCTACCGCCAAAACTAAGTTATCTGCATTAGATAGGTTAAAAAAAGCAGCTAATCTAACCCCATCAAAAAAAGAAGTTACGCTTTCAAATGGGGATGTTTTTGAGTTTTGGACAACGCCTTTAACAATGGCAGAAAGGGAGCAAGCCCAAAAAGGAACAAAAGATGATTTAAATGCTTTTGCTCTTCGTTTATTTGTTCAAAAAGCTACAGATGAAAATGGACAAAGACTTTTTGTTGCTGGACATACTGCCGAGTTAAAGAATGAGGTTAGAGATGCAGATTTGCAATCTTTAATGCTGGCAGTAATAGAAGATGACAAGGAAGAATCTGACCCAAAAGGCTAAAAGCTGAATTTAAACAAGATAATTTATTAAGGTTAAAGATGAGCGTTGCTCGTGAATTGGGATATACATTGGCAGATTTAAGTCAAAGAATAACGATAGAAGAGCTAAATCTTTGGTCTATTTATTTTGAACTGTATAACGAGGAACAAGATGCAGAAATAAAAAGGGCAAAGTATCGTTAGACTGTTAAAAAGCTGAATAAAAGTGTTGTGACAGCAATTGTTGATGTTGGTATAAATATTGTTGCGTCAAAGGCTCTTCAGGGAATGAAGAGAATCCAAGACAGAACAAACCAATTAGCAAAATCAATGACGAAGTTCCAACGAACTTCTGACCGCACTTGGGATAAGTTTGGAAATAAAGTAAGAAAAACAAGAAGAATAGTTCAAGTTAATCTTGAAAAAATAAAAAGAAGCTTTTCTGGCTTAAATGTTCAAGGTGCGATTGCTGGCTTAGGTTTAGGGCTTTTTGCTAAGAATGCAATTCAGACGGCGGGAAATGCTCAAGCTTTAGAGCTAAGGCTTAAGTTATTAACACAAGAATATGGGGAATATGAAAAGGCACAGGCTATAGCGTCAAAAGCTGCAAAAACATTTGGATTATCTAATTTAGAAGCAACTGAAGGTGTTACTAATATTATTGGTCGATTAAGGCCGTTAGGCGTTTCGTTAAAAGATATTGAATCAACTTATTTTGGATTTAATACTGCGGCAAAACTGGCAGGGGTTTCATCAATGGAAGCCTCTAACGCTTTTAGACAATTAGCACAAGCTTTAGGTTCTGGAAGATTGCAAGGGGATGAATTTAGAAGTTTAGCGGAGCAAGTCCCAACGCTGTTATTGCCTATTGCAAATGAATTAGGGACAACAGTTGGCAAGCTGAAAGAATTTGGTGCTCAAGGCAAAATAACTTCTGATGTTGTTTTAAGGGCTTTAAAGAAAATAGAAAGTGAAGGGGCCGGAAAGATAGGGTCAATTATTGAACAAAGCTCATTGCAGAGATTTAAAGATTTTCAAAATGCAATGGAAGATTTATCAAGGGCTGTAGGGGATGAATTAATGCCAGCGATAACGCCTTTAGTAAATTTAGTGACAAAGCTTGTTAAAGGATTTGCAGAGTTAAATCCTACCGTTAAGAAAATAGTAATAGGGATAACGGCGGCGGCGGCTGGCTTGTTAATTGTTGTGCCTGCTGTTCTTTCTCTTGTCGCTGCCGCAACTGCTCTTCTGCCTGCTTTAAAATTAGCAGCAGGAGCAGTAGCAGTTTTAACTGCTAAATATTGGTTACTTGCTGCGGCTGTTGCTGGAGTTGTTAGTATTCTTACTTGGCTAGGTAATAAGTTTTTGAATTGGAGAAAAGATAAAAAAGAATGGAATACTTTATTAAAAGAAGAATCTCGAAAAACATTAGAAACAACTTTGGCTATAGAAAAGGAGACGTTAGCAAGGATAAATAGTGGGGATATAATGGATGGAAATGCAACAAAAGTAGAAAAAAGAATTAAACAATTAGAGGAAGAATTAGGGCTTAGAGAAAAATTAGCAGAGTCACTTATGACTGATGCAGATAGAGAAGATATTAGAAAAGAGAATGAATTAGACTCATTTTTATCTAGTAAAATTGATAAATCATTAGGAGGAACAAGACCAGAAATTGAAAACCAAAAGAAAGTAATTGAATTAACAGAAAAAGAAAAACAATTAAGACTAGAAATAAAAGATATTCTTGCTCAAGGAATGCAAAGTGCTATCGAAGGATTAATTACTGGAACTAAAACATTAGGACAAGCATTAGCAGATGTTGCGAAAAGCTTGGCAAGTATGTTTCTGCAAAGGGGGATACAAGGAATGCTTGGTAAGATGCCTTTCTTTGCAGCCGCCGCACCAGTTACAGGAGCCGAAGGAGCGTATTTTTCTAATGGAATAAAACCTTTCGCTGCTGGAGGAGTTGCGACACGCCCCACTATGGGATTAATAGGAGAAGCAGGAGAGGACGAGTATGTGATTCCAGCATCTAAGATGGCTCAGTCAATGCAACGGTATAACGCAGGTGCTAGGGGTGATTCTGTTATCCCTGGTACTGGTCAATCATCAGCAGGAGGAGCTTCTGGTTCAGTAACAACTGTAAATTATTCTGGCCCCCTACTTTCGTTTAATTCAGAAGACTATGTACCGAAGAGTGCCGTAGGTCAGATTATTAATTCAGCAGCATCCAAAGGTGCAGCAGCAGGAGAAGCTAGAACAATGTTTC